CGCCAATTCTAAGTTGGTTGACGCTTTCGACGTTAAGGAGGACGACGAGCGCACCAAGGAGGTTGAGGGCGCCTTCCATGGGCACGTGTCCACCGCCTGCATTCCTGAGGCCTATTCCAGCTGCAAGGAAAACGAGCGACTCGCGGTCGTGGCCCGTGCCATTGCCGCGCCGCCACCCAATTGCGACGACGTTGGTGCAGATTTCCTGATGTGGCTCAAACGCGAGCTGCCTGAGATCGTCGGGCCGCGCCGCCGCCTCGCGCCATGGTCGTTCTCCCGCTGGATTGCTTCCGTGCGCAGCACCCCAGCAGTTAAGAAGCGGTTCGTAGTGGCGGACGCCAATCTCCGCGAGGAGGGCATCAACATTCAGTCCCATATCGGGCCCGAGCGGCTACGTCGCGCCACCCTGCGCAAGTCGATGTGCAAGTACGAGCTTGGCCTCAACGTCAACAGTGCTGGCAGCGACGACAAGGCCCCGCGCTTGATACAGGGTGCTCATCCTGAGATGACCGTCCTCGTTGGGCCGTGGTTCTCCGCGCTGCGCTCTGTCTTGAAATCCTCCCTCAATGGCAAGAACGGGCTCGCCTATACCGTCGGCTGGACCACCCGTGATTGCGCTGAGGCCATCAACATCCCCGGCCGCGTCAAGTTCGATGACGACGTTGCCAAGTGGGACTTGTCCGTCCAGCGCGTCATGACTGCTGCCGAGATGACGCTGTGCGAGTATTTCGGTGCCCCGCCCGCGACTATGGATCTCTTGCAAGCCAACGTGCGCAAGCACGGTTATACGTCAACCGGCTGGTACTATGAGTGCGACTACACCCGCGCCAGCGGGGACTGTGGCACTTCTGACCTCAACAGCTTCTTGAACCTGGTCAGCCACGCGTATATCTTCTGCAAGGCGCGGGCCATTCCATTTCGTGAGCTCAAGGACCACATGATGATGCTGGCGCAGGGGGACGACAATGTTGGCTGCCACGATGGCCCGCCCATTCCGTGGCAGGCCGAAATGGCCAAGCTCGGCTTTAAGAGCGAGCCCCATTACCCGCCCGAAGATTGCCTGCTTGAGTTTTGCAGCCATTACCTCAGCGTTGACTCTGGCGGCCCCAACTTCATGGCCAAGTGCGGCCGTGTCCTTGCCAAAGGCGGCGTCAGCTTACGCTGTCCGCCCGGTAAGGAGCTGTCGTTTTTGCACGGCGTCGCTCGAGGCCTACGCGTCAAGAGTTCTGGCAACCCCCTCCTCAGCGCTTGGGTCGACGACTGCCTTACACGGAGCTGTCACACTCAGGCGTATACGCCCCACAACGTCGAGTGGCAGGCCCTCGGGTCTGCGGGTGAGGCCGAGCCTATCGGCCAGACGTGGCTTGACCTTGAGCGGCGGTACGGGTATTCTCTGGAGAAGCACGAGTTGTTCAAGGCTGAGCTCCGGCAACGTGAGCTCGGCGTGCCATCCAG